GAGTCTGGGCAGGTTTCGATGTACTTAATAAGATGCGTGAGTGGAACGTGCCCTTTGATACAAATTTTCAACCTAAATATGAGTCTATTTCATCCACTATCAGAGGTGTGAGGGAAACTGCTGAAGTATTCTTTGATTCCTCTGTTGCACGTAAAATTAAAGAATTCATAATATGTCTTAGCACCTTGGATTTTATTAGCAAGGACAAGATGCCCTCCTTTTTACGTTACTTTGCACACGGCGAGGTTCCCACTTCAGGAGTCCCTCTTTTCACCCATATTCTGCATTGTATTGAAACTATATTCCATTTTGGAGAGAATTTGATATCTGGCGTTTCCCTAAGTGAATCATTGCGCTCCACTGATCCTTATTCAGCTCTATATTCAAGAATAAACGATCTGCTTGAAAAAGAACCGCACCTTATTAGTGACGACAGTCATAAAGGCAGGGAGAGTTATAAAAATTTCCTGTGTGATTGTGAACAGGTTATAAGAGACTCGAACAACCTCATAAAGAAATCTTTTTCATTTAAGGAATCTAACAAGAATCTCCGTAGGAAGCTTGAAGAATTGGAACGATCATATGAGACTGTTTTAACGCGATATAAGGCAATGGTTAGAGATTTTCCTTTCGGAGTCGTTGTTTTTGGTGCTCCGGGAGTCGGTAAGAGTACTGTCATAGATATGCTCCATCGCTTATTCCAATATAGGGAAGGTCAGGAATACAATAAAAGAAATGTATTCTATCGTGTAAGGAGCTCCGATTATTGGGAAGGCTTTAACGAGTTGACACATAACATCATTCATTATTCAGAGCTAGGTAATGAACCCTCAAATATAGTAAAGAATAGAGGAGATCCTATGCTCGTTGAGTTAAACTCAGTTATGGATAGAGTTCCAATGATGTTAGATTTTGCATTTTCTGATAAAGGAAAAGTATACGTTAACTCTAAGTACATTACTGTTGATACGAATAATCCTGATTTGAATCTTAACGAAGCTACTTCCAATCCAGCGGCTCTCAAGAGAAGATTCCATTTTTTGGAGGTAAGAGTTAAGCGAGAATATGCACACTCTAATGGGTCTATTGACCATGAAAAAATAGGTAGTGATGTAGATCCCTTGGATATCTATTCCTTTGATCTTTTTACTTATAGAGCGTGTAGTGCTAAGGAGACAGAATACGTACCTCTTCTCAGATGTGCCACCTCATCACAGTTAGTATACGAGCTAACTAAGATCATGGATAGCCACTTTTCAAAGCAGAATGAACTTAGTGATAAATTAAGTGGTGATAGTTACTTCGATTCTTTCTTTAAGGCTAATTCTATTAGTCATGAGGGTTTTTTCTTTAACTCTTTTTCCCGAAGATTCATTATGAATGATGTCAGACTTCTCAAGGAATGTTCTTTTGATATGCTTGTACTCGTTTTGTTGTGCGCTTGTAGGACACTTTTTTCTAAAGACATTTCTCCTCTCGTTCACAAATTGGTTCTAGGCGGTTTTACACTTACCTCAGCACTCTTTTTATTTAACTCCTG